AAAGGTAAGATCAAGAAATGTTTTTCTACTATCTCCACTCGTACTCATAGATATTCTATTTCTCCTAACCACTCAGGTCTATCTGACACTGCTACAACTTCAATATCTGGAATAGTTAAAATAATATCACCTGAAAAAATAACAGTTTTCCGATGTTTCTGATTTGCTTCCAATAAAAGAGGGAGCAAGTACTCGCTCCCTAATGTTTTATATGCTACTTGATCCCATGTATCGCCTTGAATTGTTGTGTATGTCTTAGTCATCTAAACTCAACCTCTTACTCTTAGGTAATTCAATATTTGCTATTCTTTTACTTAAATTATCTAGTTCATCCATAACTTTTTGACCTGCAGATTGTATTCCGTTTAGTGATGCCAGCCAGCCACTTGCTTGTCCTGTGTACGAAACCAGTATATCTAAATTAGAAATTACTCGATCAGCACTGCTCTTAATTCCATTAAATGAACCCACAACTAATCCACTTGCTTGACCTGAATACATTGCGAGCGTATTAAAGTTATGAACATTTTTTTCGAGAGCAGATTTTAAAGCTGCAGTTGGTTGATCTAATGCTGCTGGAGTACTTGCTACTGCAGGTGCGTTTTGTTGGGCGGTTGCTTGTGGAGCAGGTTGAGCTGATACTCTAGACGCATCTACTGCTTTTCCAGCAGCAAATTTTCCTGCCGAGTAACCGCCTAATCCACCAAGAAATGCTCCAACTACTGTTCCGATGCCAGGAGCTATCATAGTACCAATTACAGCTCCTGCTTTTGCACCACCTGCAGCACCAATTAATCCGCCACCGGATTCAACCACTGATTTTTTCTTATCGTTTGATTTATAAATATCATACGCCTCAGCGCCAAGCATTAACGGAAATGCTGCTTTTTTTAATACTGTTTTTGAACCTTTAAAAGCCGTACTCATTGCACTTGACGTTCTCGGTGTGCCTTGTATTCGTGAAGAACGTGGTGGTAAAGAATTAGGTACGATATTTGCTCTTGTAGTAATTGGTGCGGGAATTGGACTTGACCTTACTGCCCTTGATCCTGCACGTGCTCCGCCCGCACCTCTTCTACCTTGGACTTTTTCATAAGCCCATCTTCCAGTACCGATGGCTCCTTTTGCTAATAACCCCCCGCCTACTAAATAAGCAGCAATTCCGGTCATTGTTGCAGCACCAAAGTTACCTTCCATAAGATTCGTACCAGTTGATTTTATAGCACCAGTAAATGCATTTAACCATGCTTTGGCTGCAATTTCACCTAATTTAGTAAATATTTGATGCATGGTTTCTCCGCCTGAACCTTCCAACCACTCTCCGGTTTTTGCCGTTACTTCATCAAGCATATATATAACTTTATCACCAAAATCATAGTCTTTAAATTTATTGTGTTTATCTAAGTCTTTTTCATATTGCTTCATGGCTTCTTCATTGCGGGAAAGTCGAGCAGATTCTGCAACACCCGGTAATGCAGTAGGTTCGATCTTTGAAGCTAGTCTTTTTTGCATATTATCTAGGTCTGAAATATCGCGTTTCATATCTGACATTGCTTCAGGACCGAGTTTTAATTTTATGCTCGTTTCCACAGCATCTAACTGTTTTTGTTTTTTTGACTTTCCTTTTCCTTCAGGAATATGATAGTTTATTGCAGCCTCTTCTAATTTAGGTAATTCTGGTTTTCTAGCTGCAAACGGTTCAAATATTTCTCGTAAATTACCGCTTATTTTTTTACTGGCTTTCGCTACTTTTGGCGCACTAGCTTCAAAAGAATCCGCCATTCCTAATGCTACATCTTTAATAATTGGCAAAGTACTCTCTGCTGCAATAATTTGCAATGTTTCAAAAGCACCTGACATTTCCTCTACAGCACCTGTAGCATTATCCATTTTCTCTTTAGCTACATCAAGGGCGGTAACTTTAGACATCTCTCTTTCGAATTTGTTTATACCTTCCGCGCCTTCTCTAAATAAAATATTTCCTGCTCGAATTGCGTCCGAGCCAAACATAGCATACTGCGCATGTTGTCTTTGTTCACTGTTTAAATCTTTTAATGCTTCCTGCAAAGTACCGGCAATTGTAGACATATCTTCAAGGTTACCATTTGCATCATAGAAAGCTGAGGAAACAATACCAGTACTTAGTCCTAATTCTCTATAAACTTTTTCGGCGGATTGTGTCCATTTTTTTGCACCGATAGTTTTCATGATGTACGACTGAAAAGCATTTACAACATCTTTTGTTTCATTTGTAACAGGTTTAATGCCTTCTTTTGCAAGGAATTTCAACGCTTTTTCAGTTTTAAATGTCATTAATCCTAATTCATCGAAAACAGAAAATTGATCGGATGTTTTAGGTGATAAACGCGATAACATTGTTTTTAATGAAGTACCGGCGTCAGAACCGCGCAATCCATTATTCGCAAAAATTCCAAGTGCTTTATTAGTATCTTTAAAAGATAGTCCAACGCCTGAGGCGACAGCTGATACTTGAGAAAGTCCATATTTTAATTCTTCTACAGTAGTAGCCGCAGAATTAGCTGTTCCTGCAAGGATATCTGAAACTTCCGAAGCTTTTAAACCATCTGCTTTGTAAGCATTCAATGCAGTTGACATAATTTGAGATGCCGAAGCTAACTCAAGCCCTCCGGCTGTCGCTAGATTTAATCCTGCTTCTAGAGCACCTGCTTGTACTGCTGCTGGTGTTAAACCTGCTTTTAATAGTTCTTCAATACCTTGTGCAGCTTCTAATCCTGAATATTTTGTTTGCTGTCCCAATTTAAGGGCCAACGCTTTCATTTGATCCATTTCGTGTGAAGTGGCACCAGTCAGTGCTTTAATTGTTGATAATTGTTCTTCAAAGTCCATGGCCTTTTTTACAGAACTGACTGCCAAACCTGTTGCAGTTGCTGCTGTACCAATAGCAGCAATTCCTGCTACTGATTTTGCAGTATTAAATCCTTTCGAAGCCGTACTGCTTATCGCGCGAATACGTCTTTGTGCATTTTCTAATTGTTTTAATTCTCTAGTCAATCGTTCAGTTGATTCGGTATATTGTCGTTGTGTAATATCGCCTTTTCTAAATTTATTTCCAAGTTGATCTAATGCTCTTTGTGTTTGTCTAGATTGTTGTCCTAAATCAGATAAACGAGAAGACGCACTTGCAAATGAACTGGAGAAAGAACTAGCTAGATTCCCTCCGATTTGAAAGACCATTTCATAAGCTCGTCTAGCCATTTCCTTTTACCTCCTTTGCTAAAGCTTCGCTCCAAGCTTCTAATTCAAAAATCGTTAATGATTCCCAATAAGCAATACTAGTATAAGTATTTGATGCTAGTGAGTAGAGACTTCTTCTGAAGTTGCTGGCTCCTCCGTTGGGACCAAAGGTATGAAGAAAAAATTCCTTACGCTAAAGATCACTTCTAAAAAATCATGCGCTTTTAATTTTTCAAGATCTTCTGCTAAAATTCCTGAAGCTTTAGATGCTAATCTCAATAACACTTGTTGATTATACAAACTGTCAAACCCGTGTGACTGACCTTCTTCTCTTAGTTCCATGTCCACTCTTAAAATATCTTTACCAGTAATAGTTTCTAATTTTAAATCAATTTCTTTAATTTTTTTATTATCTAATGTAATTGGACGGTGTAAAACTACTTTCATATTTTCTTCCTCCTATAATCCTAATTGTTTTCTAAGGTCAGCCATATAATCAATACCATCGACAATATATATGGAATTAATTTTATCAAGTTCAATGAATGTCTTGCCTTTTCGTTCAATTTTGATATACAGTACTTCGATTTCAGATGATCCATCATATCCAGTAGCTTTTTCAGCTTTTCCTAAATCATTTTTTAATGCTCGACCTTTTACAACTACTCTATTTACGATGAATTGTTGTTTTCGATTAGTCGAATCAAATTCTTGATTTGCTACACGACAATCAATTAATAATTCTTCAGGCTTTAAAAATTCTATTAATTCTTCTGTAATCATCCGCCAGTTGACTGTGAATTTCATACTTTGGAATTGTGCATAAATACCTGCTTCATATTCACCCATAAGACCTGCTCCATTTATCGTTTCAGTCATATTCTCAAATGATGGAAGTTGTATATCTGCCGAGCCTTTTAAATCTGTTGAGCCATTAACGTACACTCTGACGTCATGGACTATTTCTGGAACAATACTCATTTGGTAACCTCCTTTTTATTTAAAATAAATTATTATAATAAGTAGCATCGAATTCTAAAATAAATTCAATATTTTCTGCAGGAACTGGTTCTGCGAGATATACACGAAATCTAACTGTTCCATTTATCATATCTTCTATTGGATTATCATCAGGTCTAAATTCTACTCTTCCGCCAACTAGAGCTCCGTCATTTATTAAACCATTTAACCAAATATTTAAAGTGTCTACGATAGAGTCAATTAGTCTCCTTGAGATAGGACTATCTACTTTGTTCCATGTAGATAAGATAATTGAATTTCCAACCCAATCATGCATACGTCTAACTGGAATGTATGAATCTTTTACATCTTTATTAGAAGGATAAGCACCTGTTCGACTGCCCCACGCTTTCCAACCATCCTTAAAATTTAATGCTGTAACAACGCCTTGCCCATTTAAATAATTGGCTTGGTCTGGACCAATAAAGACTTCTTGACCAGTATCTAGAACTAATTTATTCATGTGCAACGATTGATTTGATGGTGTTACGTATGGTACGTCGCTATTTAAAGAATCTGCAAGTGAATTACACCCTGCAATTTGAGTGCTTAAATGGTATACTTTTTCACCTAATGCTACCTTAGGCCAACAAACAATTTCATTAGGAGCAGTATAATTAAATTGCTCTTTCCAGCCACCGACTTTTGTATAGTTATTCGCGATATTCGTTTCGACATCTACGAGAGCAATTGCCTTAAAAAAACTATTTATATTAGATGCCTTGGCTTTCATGACAGCTTCAATTGTTG